GTTGCTTTAAGTCGGGAGTATGAGCTTATTGCTGAAACTTCCAAAGTGAGCAGCGTCGCTCGCGGCACCACTGTTGTGGTGAACTCTGAGAATTACACCTGCAGAGAAAACAGAGCCATTGATGATGGTGTTTTTTCTGTCCTGTTGCTTAGTAAGGACTAATGGCTGACACGCGCCGAGAGCTGATCCTTGCTCGCATCAAAAGCAATCTTGACTCTGCGACAGGAGCCACCGTTTACAGAAGCAGGGTGGAGCCCTTGGCTCGCGGTGAAGTCCCAGCAATCATTGTTGAGCCTGTTGCTGATCAACCAAGCGAGACCAATGTCTACAACAAGCTGTTGTGGACCTTGCGTGTCCGTGTGACGGTGCTTGTGCGGTCTGGTACGCCTGATGACTCTTCAGACACCTTTTCGCAGCAAGTCCATAATTTGATCATGAATGATGCGACTGCGAATGGATATGCGCTTGATATAACTGCCGATCGCGTCGAATTTAGCTTGTATGAAGCTGATGTCCCTTTGGGTGTCGTTAGTATGGATTATCTGGTCAAATATCGGTCAGACCGTGTTGACCTGACATCGGCCTGAGGATGGCTTGAAAAAGCGTTTGACTTAGACTGGTGCTAGAAACCTTGTCTTTTCGCTGAGGCCTGACTGATGGCAAAGCTAGCCCGCGTGAGGTCTATCCTCGCAAAAATCGAGTCCAGTTATGGTACAGATCCAACCCCGACTGGCTCCGCTGATGCCGTTCAGATCTCTCAACTTGAGATCAGCCCTGCAGAGTCTGAGGTGCTGTCTCGTGACTTGGTTCGGAGCTATCTCGGCAACAGCCCTCAGCTAATTGCAAACACCCGAGTTGTCGTCAACTTCACGGTTGAATACTCCGGCTCTGGTACTGCAGGCACAGCGCCTAAGTACGATCCGATTCTGCGTGCTTGTGGCATGAACCCCACAACTGTTGCAGATACGAGCGTCACTTATGCGCCTCGCTCAACCAGCTTTGAGTCTTGCACGATTCACTATGACACTGATGGTATTCGCCACATTGTCACCGGTTGCCGTGGCACTTTCACCATCAGCCTGAACGCAAACCAAATTCCAGTCTTCAATTTCTCGATGACTGGTCAGTACAACGCTCCCACTGACACTGCATCCCCGACTCTGACGTTCAGCAATCAGGCTGATCCTGAGATCTTCAACGACACCAACACGACTTCCTTCACGCTGTTCTCTGCAACAACGTTGGCACTGCAATCTGCTGAGATTGACATTGGCAACGAGGTTGTTTACCGCGAGCTGGTGAACTCCACTAAGGAAGTGCTGATCACTGACCGTTCAGCAACTGCAAACTTTGTGATTGAAGCTCCTGCGCTTTCAACCAAAGACTTCTTTGCTCTTGCTGTTGCAGGTACTTCAGGCAACTTGAGCATCGTTCACGGTGCTACCGCAGGAAACATCATCACTTTGACTGCGCCAACGAGCGGCTTGTCACTCGGCAACCCGACGTACAGCGAAGATCAAGGGCTTGTGATGTTGAACTTGCCTACTACGATGGTGCCTAGTTCGTCGGGTAACGACGAAATTTCACTTGCATTCACCTAATTCATGCCTTTCAAGGTACGCAAGGTTTCTTCTTACGAATGGCCTGTAAAGGTCGATGTGCCTGAAAAGGGCCGTTTTAAGGAAGAAACCTTCACCGCTGTTTTTCGCAAGATCAGTCGGAGTCAGTTCAACACATTGATTGACGATGGCGATGAGGTGCTTGTGGATCACATCTTGATGGGATGGAAAGGGATCGTTGATGATGATGGCGACGAGATCGAGTTTTGCGACGACATCAAAGCTGCCCTTGTCGACGATCCCCATTTTCTTCGTGGTTTGATTTCTGCTTTCTCTGAAAGCTTGGTTGGAGCCCAGGCAAAAAACTAGAAGACGCCGCTCGTCATTGGTGCGAAGGCAGCGGCGTTTTTGAAGAAAGCACGCAGGACTTGATGGATCAGGGTATGGACCCTGGCGAAATCAATGCAATGCGTAAGGCCAAGAAAGTTGAATATTTTGGGGTCTGGGAAGACAACTGGGAGATTGTCCAGATGTTTCTCAGGCTTCAGACACAGTGGCGCATGAGCATGAGCGGCGTCATTGGTCTCGACTATGCATCACTAGATTGGCTTTGTAGACTGTATTCAGTCAAGGACCCTGTCAATCTCTTTGAGGGGTTGCAGGTCATGGAGCACACCGCTCTGTCCTGCTTTAACAAGAAGAACTGATGGCTGCCGTTACTACCGAGCTGAAGGTTCTCGTCCGTGCTGTAGGCAAGAATGATCTTGACAAGATCAGTGCCTCGCTAACGAAACTTGGCCAGGCGGCTAGTAGTGCAGTCAATCCAAAGGTCAAGCAAAGCGTTGGTGAGCTGAAAAGGCTCAGTGATCAGTCTGTAAAGACAAGAGCAAATATTCAAGGGTTCAGCAACGCCTTCAAGGATCTTGCCAACAACCTTGAGTTTGGATCAAAAGAATTTAAAGAGGCCACGGCAGAGGCAGCACGTCTTGATGAACAGCTCAAAAAGTTAGAAACGCGCAAGCCTCCAACTCGTGCTCAACGTTTGCGTAGAGGGGCACAGACTGCTGGTGCTATTGCGGCTGGCGGGGTCTTTGGAGGCCCTGAGGGCGCAATTGGTGCAGGCATTGGGGGCATTGTTGGTGGTCCCGCAGGTGCTGCTGTTGGTGCTGCGCTTGGCGCACAGGTAGGTGGCCTCAGACAGGCTGCAGGTGCAACTGCTGAATATGCGGCAAACATCACAAAGCTGCGAATCGCTTTGCAGGGTGTAACGACAAGTCAAGAGGAATATTCACAAGGTCTTACATTTATCAAAGACACGACAAAAGATTTTGCTATCCCGCAGGAGATCGTTACTCGTCAATTTACAAAGCTGCAGGCATCAGTCCAAGGTGCTGGTGGCAACCTTGAAGATACAAAAACTGCATTCAACGGCATTGTTGCTGCTGTAAGAGCCACAGGTGGTTCGCTTTCTGATGTCGATGCGGCCCTCACTGCAACTGCTCAGGTATTCAGTAAAGGCAAGGTAAGCGCAGAAGAACTGCGTCAACAAATCGGCGAGCGTTTGCCAGGCGCCTTTACGCTCTTTGCTGAATCAATGGGCATAACGCCCCAAGAGCTTGATAAGGCGCTTGAGCAGGGTGAAGTGTCGCTTCAAGACTTCCAAAAATTTGCAGAAGCAATATTTGAGCGTTATGGAGATACAGCTCAAGAAATTGCTGATAGCCCTGATGCTGCCGGTGATCGCTTAAAAGTTGTTCTTGAAAGGCTAAATGAGAACATTGGTACGCTGCTCAAGCCGATTGGTGCAGCGTTTCAAGTCACGTTTACCAATATCATTGAATTTATTGATGCAGCAACGGCTCGCTTAAATTTGTTCTTAGAGCTTGGCGCTCAAGGCACCCGAAACAAGGTAAAAAGACTTTCAGAGGACATTAATAGGCTGCTGAAAAAGCAAGAAGAGCGGAAGCCGTTGATAGCTGCAGGGCTTATACGTCCAAGTGACATAAGAGAAGTAGAGCAGCAGCTTGAGGCTAAAAGACAACAGCTTCAAACTGCACAAGCTGCTTTAAGAGATTTAACTGGCTTCGGCGCTGCAGCAGACGTGAAGCAGTCAGCCTTACCTGGGATTATTGATGAACCCGACGGAGAAGGAAAGCTCAAAAAAATAAAAACCACGAGCCAAGACATATTGGACTTGACTGAAAGGTTGCAAGAAGCAAGGTTTGGTAACAACAAAGAGCTTGAGGCACAGGTTGAATTTTTAATTAGAAACCAAACGCTCGCTGAAAAACTTGCCGCCGGCGAAATTGATCAAAATACTTTTAAGGTCGGTCTTCTAAATAGCGAAAATAAACTTAGAGAGGATGGCATCAAATTGCGCAAGGAGGCTAAAAATGGTGAGGCTGAGATCAACAAAGAATTGACGGAGGGACAGAAAATTTTGGAATCCATGAAAGATACAATCGCTACTGGCTTGAATAACGCAATCATGGGCTTGATTGATGGTACAAAGTCATTAAGCGAGTCCCTGTCAGGCATTTTGAGGCAGATGGCAAGCCTTTTCCTGCAAGCTGGTATTGGCGGCTTTAAAGGAGCTGACGGCACAGGTGGCAGCGGTCTCTTAGGTCTGTTTGCTGATGGTGGTGTTATTGCGAAAAATAAGGTTGTTCCCTTTGCTTATGGCGGCATTGTCAAAAAGCCAACTTTGTTCCCAATGGCGAATGGTGCTGGTCTCATGGGTGAGGCTGGCCCAGAAGCGATCATGCCGCTGCGCCGTGGCCCTGGAGGTCGTCTTGGTGTTGAATCAAGCGGCGGCGTTGGAAATGTAGTTGTGAACGTAGATGCGTCAGGCACTCGCGCTCA